TGAGCATGGTTCAAGTGCGTGTACCTCAACATCGACTTAGGGCTAGTCCAACCACCCAAGTCCATCAATGTCCGCTCACCCGTACCCGACATAATATGCCAGCTCGCAAACGTGTGTCTCAATGTATGAAACACAACACCCTTGGGTAGCCCCGCGTTCTCCACAGCACGTCGCCAAGTATCGTTAGTCAACGAAGTGAAAGAGAAGGGCTTGCCATTACTCCGTACACTTCGATGCTCCTGAACAAACACATACTCAATCCCCTTCGGCTTACCCTTCACAAGGTACGGATACCTACGCTCCAGCTCCAGCTTCCTATCCCAGCGACGCTTCAGTATGCGCTGAGCATCTCGGTTCATCGGGAATGAGGTCGTCTGCCCATTCTTCGCATCCTTTGCCGCCAGATGCATCACCTTAAAGTCATCAGAAATCGACGCCCACTTGAGCAGCCTGATGGTCTTGTTGCGTTGTCCGCAACACAATGCGAACTCAACCATGTCAGCGCGTAACTCATCCAACCAGCGCATCAACTCCCGACACTGTATCGGTGTTAAGTACAGCTCCCGCTTTTGTTCAGGCAGGTTCTCAAACTTCGGAACCCGGTCAATCACTTCCATCTCATCTCTCGCATGAATCAATACAGCGCGAGCATAGGTTCGGTAGTTATTGATAAACCCGTTGCTAACAGGCTCTCCCGACCAGCGGTTGTTTCTACTCGCCAGCTCACCAAAGAACTTGGTCAGTTGGTACTTCTTTTCAAACTCTTTGATAGACAGGTCGCCCCACCGATCAATTAACTCTCTCACGATATCAATGGTGTACTGTTGCTTTCTCTTGCCAGAGCGCTTGGTGGGCGCAGCAAGATAGTCCTCAGCCACTTCTCTATACGTAATGACACTATCCATAAGTATCTCCATTAACTTTCAAATGAAGAGACCAACAGCAATGGCAGATTACCACTCTGTCAGGCTCAAAAAAAGGTCTGTTTCGAGGGGACAGGTAGACCAAGCCTGTCAGTAGGTGTGAGGAGGGAACACCTACCCCTCTAGGGGGGAAATCCTAGTGAGCTTTGGAAGCAAGCTCGCCTTCAAGTTCCTCTGCCTCATACGGCTCAGGCAGTAGCTTCATCGCTTCTTTCATATTCAGATCAGCGCCTTTCTGCGCTGCTGATATCAGGGCTCCGATCAAACCAATGGCTTGGCTAGATTGCTGGGCTGCACCGAGCAGCTCTTTGCAGTTGTCACTCAGATCGTCTAACAGGTAATTCTTGTTATCGATGCTAATCAGTTGAGGTTGCTCGCTCATTTCTTTTTCCTCGCGTCGTCGCGCACTATTTGATAATGACGTGGAGCACCAACAGCCAGTCTCGCTTGAGGGAACATGACAGTCTTCCTGCCATCCTCGGCAACGTGACCGCACTCAGGGCACTTCACATGGGGTTTAGTAAAGTACTGCTGCACCCCCGTCATTTCGACGAGGACAGAGTCAGAAAGCTGGAGACCTGAATCCCCAGCGGTTAGTACATATTCCTGATGACCTTGACGCCTTGTATGGACATTCAGAGTTGCCTCGTGTCTGCCATTCAAGTCAACGACCCCTCGTACATATACTCGATGGTCAAAAGTGCCTTCGAGATCGTTTGGATCAAGGTTCTCGCCACCATAAAAGATGGAGCCAGCTGACCTTGTGATTCGTAGGGGCATAAACTAATCCTTAAAAAGGTAGGTCGTCGTCTAGGAAATCGTCAGCCGGTGGCTTGGCACCTTGTGACGGGCTGTTGCTGGCATTTGGGTTTGGCTTAGGAATCCAGTAATCAACATTCAGTTGCTGAATATTTCCGTCATCACCCATCTGCTCGCAGACTTTGATGTTGTATCGGAAGTCGTTGCCGTTGTTTATATCCAGAGCTGCCTGCAAATCGGCTACTAACTCTCGGCTGATCTTGATAAAGCCATCAAATTTAGGCACATGTTCTTTGGTCGCCCAGTCGTACTGCTTAAGGCGGTTCCACTCTTCGATGCGCTTGTCTTTAGGCATTGGATACAGACGACCCTTACCTGCTTTCAATGATTCAAATGCTGTTGGTTTGTTTTGCATCACACTTCTCCGTGTTGGATTTGGACTTGCATTGCGCCGCTTTCTCTTCTGAAAGAATCAAGCGACTCGTCTTTGTTAAGCACCGCGTCTTCACCACCCAAGAACTCAAACGCTTTGCGGTAATCAATGGGTGGGTTCTTCATAATCACCTTCACTGTGGTCTTGCCATTACTGACAGAGCCTTTGTAGCGTTCGGCGATATCTTTTTTCAGGGATTCACTGGTCTTGCCCAGCACATCCAAGGTTTGTAGGTCGTCACTGATGCGTGACTTGATGTCTGCAATCCGGTTCTGCATTGCAGTCAGCCGGTTCAGTTCCTCATCGGTCTTGATGACCTCTGGCGCATCAACCTCAATGCTTTTAACGTGGTCAGCTCGGGTGACCTCATCTCGGTACTGCTCTTGAATCCAGTTGTACCAAACTTGGTAAAGATCAAGGCGAGAGATGGTGCCCTTGCTGGGTTGCGGCAGATACTTGCGGCTCAGAAGTTCAGTTAGGAAGTCCTCCTTGCGTGGGACTCGCTCTAGTGTGTACTGAGGCTCGGCTGTTTCGTTCTTAGCCAAGTAACAAATAAAGTCACACCACTCTGCATCCAGTACTTCCATCTGCATGTAGACCTGCATGAGGTACATGCTGCGCTTCGGTGAGAAGATAGAGTAAGGTGACTTGGTGTACTGGGGAAACGGACACTTGATTTCCACACAACCCTCCAAGCCCACGAGCCCGTCGGGAGATGCTGCGATAAAGTCATGCTTTGGGTGGACTACCAGTCCTGTCTCTTCGACGGTGTAACCCTGTAGACCCTCTAGAAAGATGCGAGCATGGTCCTCCATCATCTGTCCATGGGCAACAGCCGGAACCATCTTGAACTCAGACTCAGCACCAGCCAATGCTCTAACCTCTTGGCGAACCAAGTCGGCTGGCTTCATGTAGGGGTGCTTGCCTTCTAGTGCAGCGCAGACAGATGCCTTGATCTTACCGGCTCGTGCTGCGTGCCATTCGGGTGATCCTTGAACAGCTAAACTCATTTGCTAGCCCTCCATCCTTTATCCTGACAAAGCGCTTCCCAGTTACCTGTCGTGTCGGTCAACCCTCGATTGGTTAGACCACGTTTAAACTTGTCGTACAGCTTTGTGGCTTCACTCAGGGTCTTAGCTTCACCAAACTTAAGGTGTTCCCAGATGGCTATTACTTTTTCAAGTTCTGCATCGGCATCATTTGTTTCTGAAGGTGTACTTTCTTCAGCATTAGAAACACTTTCTTCAATATCTCTTACCTGAGAGCTAAGCCACATGGTGTAGCCCAGCCCAAACTCGCCCATCGCTTTGACGCGACAGCGCTGCTTGGCTGTATTGATGTCAGTTGATGAAGGAGAGTCAACCGCCTTGCCTGACCGATGAACGGGAAGGTAGGTAATGTTGGTCTGACCGCCAATTGTCATGCGACAACGGACTTCGGCAGAGCCGTCATTGAAGTAATGACATTCTCTGCCTTCTGGGTCTTCGGTGAATTCCCAGTGGTACTCAGGGAAGGTGCCCATCATTATTTCATGGGCTTTCATCCAAGGCAGATAGGTAAGGACTTGATCGCCCAGTACCTCTGTCTCGGTGCAGAATGGTGCTACATCTATATCAGATAAGGTCGCCCAGATGTGGGCGCGTGTAAGCATATCCATGTAATGTCTCCGTTAGTTCAGGAGACATATTAACACCGCTCAGATTTATTTCAACACTTCTAGATTATTTTGTTTCTTCGTCCATATTTTTTTTGGACCGCAGCTTTAGAAATTCCGCATAAGTTGGGCTTAATTTTTTCCCAAAGACAACTTTGAGCTTGGGGGTGCCCTGAATTTTTCTTATTAAAGTTTTGCAGCTGACTCGCTGCGACGGGTCGGGGGGCATAGATAGTCAATCCTTTGCTAATATTTTTACGATATCGTTGAAAGATGCACGTTTACTTTCATCGAGATACGCCGCGCACATGTGTGCAAACTGTGCGGGAGTGAGTACAAAGTTTGATTTCTCCTCAAAATCTTTCACGTAAACAATGGCTTCAAGCATTGTATCTATAGGCTGCGCTTTGTCTCGAGTCTCAAGCGTCACCCACAAGTAGAGGTCTATATGGTAAAGGTCACACAATTCAACAATACGCTCTCCGTCGCTAGGTAGACTTCCCCGAATCCACGCTTGCGCTGAGGCGGCACTGCATCCTGTTGCCTTGACGATACTGGCACCGCGTCCCCATTCAGGAACACCACATCGGTCAAGACCATCGTTGAATATTTTTTTCCTCTGTTCTTTTTTTTCGTCCATGTTTCCTCCGCCGAATTATTTTCCTGATAAAACGCTTACTTTCAACCCCTTTCATAAATTTATTTGATATCTGTTAACCACCAGATTAATATGGCTGCTCAAACGA